TTCCTGCGTAATCAATAAATGTTATAAAGTCTCCAATAGATGGAGTAGCAGGAAGTGTCATTGTAATTGCTCCACCTGTTGTATCAATAAAATATCCTTCACCAGCAACTGCTGTAAAACCAGTTGTTTTAACTGCTTGCCAAGATTCACCACCCACAACATCACCAAAAGATAATGTTCCAGATCCGTTGGTTTTTAAAACTTGATCTGCCGTACCATCTGCGGTTGGTAAAGTTAAAGTTAAGTTAGCTGACATTGCACCAGCTTGTAATGCTACATAGTGAGATTGATCAGAATCTGTTAATCTTAAATCCCCTGCTGCAGAACCAATAGTTACGTTTGATCCGTCCCAAGTTAAATCTGCAGATCCACCAAATGCATCTGAATTGTTAAATTGAATTTGTGTATCACTTCCACCAGGTGTTCCTAAAGGAACATCTACAACATTTGTTCCATCTGAAAATACTTGTTTGAAACCTTTATCTGTTGCAGAGAAAGTTACTCCTGTTCCTGAAACTGTTTTAAACTGAACTGTAAAAGAACCTGTTGTTGCATTTTGTAAAATATAAGCTTTCTCAATACTGTCAGGAATAGTAACTATTTGATTTCCTGTAATTGTTCCTGTAAATTTTAAAACTGCATTTCTTGCATTTGATAATGTTGCATCGGTCATTGCAAGTGCTGTTGTTTGAGCTCCACCTGCTATTGAAACTTCTTCATACCCTGCGATTGCTTGTTGTACTAAATTTAAGTTTGTATTTGTTTTATCGCCCCATGTACCAGAGTTTTCCCCTGTTACCATTAGCTCTAGACCTAAGTCTGAATAACTTGATGCCATTTAAATTCTCCTAATTAAACTATACTCTTGTTAAGCTGCAATATCAACATCTGTCCAAGTAATGGTGGTTCCAGTGTTAACCTCAGCCCATGCAATGATTGTAGCCCCTGTAGTACCTGTAGTCAACTGCATGCCAGTTAAAGTTACGTCTGCATTTGCAGAAACTGTTACTGAACCAATATTAGCTGACATTGAAATACCAGTAACTTCTGCTACCGATACAGCATCTACTGAACCTATAACTGTAGATAAAGATTGTCCTGTTAAAGTAACATTTGCATTACCTGCAGGAATTTCTTCTCCAATTGCTGTAGATAACTGAATTCCTGTTACATCTACTTGTTGATTTAAATCAATTGTTTCATCACCTATTGCTGTTGATAAAGATTGTCCTGTAACTGTTAAATCTGCATTTGCTTGTACTACAACAGATCCTATTTCTGAAGATAAACTTAAACCTGTTATTGGAATTGATGCACCAGCGTCAGCAACTAATTGACCTGCATTTGCGATAAGTGGATTTTCATCAACATTAATAGAAATATTTCCATCTGCTGCAATGTCTACTGAACCAACTCCTGTTGATAAAGTTGCTCCTTGTAATCTTAAAGCTTCTACAGATCCAATATTTGAAGATAAACTTATACCACTAACATCAACAGAAACATCAGAGAAAGCACCTTCATTACCTGTAACAATACTTAATGATTGTCCTGTGACTGCTTGATCTACATCAATTTGAATTGATACTGAACCTATGTTAGTGGATACTGCATCTGTTGTAACAGAAGTCTCGCCCCACGGGTCACTGCCCCATGAATCGACACCCCAACCTTCAAAGGTTACGGTTTCATTGACACCACCTTCTCCCCAAGATCCTACACCCCAAGTGTTTTCACCCCAAGAAGAAGTTGATGCCATTTTAAAAACCTCTTACTTTAGCTTATTCTTATTATAGCTTGTGTATCATTTGCGTTTGGAAACTGAATTGTAAATGTTCCCGCTGTAGCTGTTTTATCTCCACCGAAATCTAAAACTGCAACTGCTTTTGCAGATTCAGATGTATTATAAACTAATGCACCTCTTGCAGTTAAAGTTACTCCAGTAAATGATAAGTCATCAAAGTCAACAAAAGCTGTTGTTCCATTAACTGATACTAAAGCGTTTACTAACGCTCCACCACCTGCAACGTACTGACCAGTGTCTCCCACTTGTCCAGCAATTCCTACTGCGTAAGAAGTTGTGTCAGCACCAATTGAAGCTGATGAATCATATAAAGCTAGTTTAAAAACGTCACCTGTTGTAGGTGTAAAATCATGTAAACCTTTAAGTGTATCTTCCTTAAAAGAGTTACATATTGCATTTGTTGTAATTGCCATATTTTCCTCCTATAAAATTTTATGGCGATGGCGAAGGAACTTTTATTCTTGGTACCCCGTCATCGTATTCGTCTCTACGTCTTCTACCCATTTGTTGTAAAGCAAAAGCTTGTATACTCTCATCATACTTGCTTTTATAGAGGTTGTACATATCCATGGGGCCTTTTAAGTAAGAAAAAGATTCTACTAAAACCCCGTACAATAACAACGCATCTTGATATTGAGCAATAAAAGTATTGTTTGTTGATGTAAAATGAGGGGGATCTATAATATAATTAAGTTGTACTAAATAATTTTGATCAGGAGTTGGAGCCACTAAAAATACATTTTCATTCCAATTAGCATAATATTTAGGTAAGCCTGTTTCACCAGATCCATTATATTCAGTTATAAAACTAGTATCTCTTTTATCTAAAAAACTTCTTGTGCCAGAAGCATCAGTAGAATTAAATACTTGTAATGATCTTATAATAATTTCATCTCCTGGTCTTGAAACATATCTTTGACCAGAAACTAAATTCGCTGTAGAATATTTTCTTAGATCATCATAATCAACTTTACCTGCAATATCTAATTCTGTATTTCTAATAAATTGATCAAGAAGAGAATCAGTTAATACATTAGAATCTACTTCTGTATAGTTTCTTACTTGTGTTAAAAAATCTGAATAACTTATTGCCATTATGTAATTCCTATAGTTACTTGACCCACATTAGTAATTGTTTGTCTTCCTCTATTTTGTGCAGATCCATCATCAGGTTGCATACCATTAGAATTAAAAGCAAAATCTCCTGGTAATGTTAAGTTAGCTACAATTCCGCCACCTCCACCAGATAAAACTGTAAAAGTTTGTGGTCTTGCGTTCATTAATGCTACACCATCTGCTCCTGGATTTCTAGGATCTAGCTGAGGATGTTTTGGCTCAAATTCAGATATGTGTACAAATGCACCTGTCCACTCTTTAACCATTTCTCTATAAGGAAATGCTTGACCAGATCTATCTGAAATTGCTTGTGCGTATTTTCCTGATGCTCTAGTTGCCATTATACACCATCTCCATAAAAAGTTTGTGGTGAAATATAAACTGAGCTTCTTTGACCATCTTCATTTAAAGCTCTTTGTAATTCATCTTCATAAGCTAATCTTAAACCTTGTGTTGATCCAGGATTACTTAAAAAAGATAAATAATAAGCTAAACCAGATACCATACAAGGTATAAATCTATAAGCAATGTCTGCAGTATTGGTAAAAGCACCAGCATCTTCAATTCTATTTATTGTGTAATATTTTAAATAAGTATAAGTAGTTGCATCTGGTGCAATATATAAATTAATTATTGGTGTTGTTTGTCTATCAACAAAATATTGAGAAGGTTGACCTTGTGTCCCTTTATTTGGAAGAGCAGCATAAGCTGATCTATCTATTTTAGTTAATGATATATCATTTGTTGATGTTGTTATTCCTGAAGTAGTTGAAATGTAAGCTTCTAAAACGTCAGACACGCTTGTAGGCACAGTGTATGATACTGTACCAGCAGTCAAAGCTTGTGTTTGTAATTCAACTTTCCAAAGATGAACGCCACGATTACCCCATTCTGAAAATAAAATATTTAAATTTCTTCTTGCTCTTTTTAAATCATAACCAGAGTTTGTTCTAACTCCACAACGATTATAAGACTCTTCAATAATATCATCTATGTTTAAATCAAATCCTGTTGTTCCTGAAGTAGCCATTATAATAAATCCTTATAATATTTAATTGAGCCACCTTTAGATGCAGCTCTTACACATTGTCCACCAACATTAACAAAACCAGGAGGACAAGTAACAGTGTTGTCACCACCTCGACCGCTCATTTGTTTTAATTTTTGTTGTGTTCCTGATATAAGAGGCATACCCATAGCTCTTCTTCCAACTGCAGTATCTTTAATTGCACCTGCAACATTTACAACTTGAGCACCAGGTATAATGTTTGCCATACCCATAGCTCTTTGTCTAGCTTTAAGGTTATCTCCAATATTTGTAATTGATTCTGTTGGAATGCCAGGATCTCTAGGGCCAGTTATTTGTTTCTCTTGGTAATTACCAGGTCTTTCTACAGAACCAGCTTTTGCTGCTCCAGCAGGAGTATCTTTTCTACCCCCTTGGTAGCCTCCACCACCTCTGAACTTTTTTACTTTTAGTTTTTTTCTGGCCATGCATATCCTTTATTACATTAAGTCTTTATAGTAATCCATTGACTTACCTGGAACTAAATTTTCATCTTGTAATCCCATACCAGATTGTCTAGCAGCTCCATAACCTTTTTTCATTTCTCCACCTTTACTTAATTCAATTGGTTTTCCATCGTACTTACCATAGCTTTTAAATATGTCTTTTGTTGAAGATCCTGCTTTTGTATCAGGTTTTCTTTTCATTGCTGAAGAAGCTTTTTCTTTTCTGTATTTTTTTACAGCTTCTTTCGCCATTTCCATTTCTCCACCCATAGCTTTATTTTTCACTACATCTCTTACGTCTTTTGCATCTGGGAGTTTAATTGATTTTACATATTTAGAAAATTTATCTTCTGACTTTTTACCACCTGTAGCTTTCATTTTACCCCCTGTAGCTTTTTTTATAGGTTTCATTTCAGGTTTTTCTCTTCTAATTAATTTAAAATCTTCACCAGATATTTTACCATCTTTGTTTTTATCTAATTTTTTTTGACCACCTTTAAGCATTTGTCCTCCTTTATTATATTTTTTCATCATACCACCACCCATTTTTTTAGTCATACCTTGAGCTTTAGTACTTTCCATTCTTTTTTCTTTTTCAGAAAAAACTTGTTGAGGACTTC